GCAAACTACTCTGTAAGAAGAGTTTTAATTGAAAGTATTGACGGTGGAACAGACGTTTTTGTTAGTGAAGGCTCTTTAATTAAAACACAAGTTCCCATAAGTAATATGCCGGGTATGCCGCCTGTAATGCAAACTACAATCCAAGACCAACGAAAATATGAGGGTTGGAAGCACGAAAATTTGGAACAATAACAAAATAACTATTAACTTTGACACGTTCACGTATAGTGATATGCAAAACATTATAAAAAATACGACCTGCGACAATTTGGTAAACTATTCAAATGTTGCTACATCCACAGCGAATTCGCTTGACTATTCTCCGACAGAATCTCACGAAAGTTTGTCATTTTTAATGAAGAACAACGTAATAATTGATTTTTCATTAATTCCTAATCAACAAATTGAGGATAAAGACAAACAGGACACCAAAGAATAATTGAACAAGTAGTCTACTGAAAAAAAAGCCGAACCGCTAACAGGCGTTTGGCTCAATGGCGGGTGAAGAGGTTAATTGAACATTCTACCCCGCGTCAACTTTTGTGGTCTATTGACAGTTTTGTGCTCCGAAATCCGCCACTGCGCCAAGCGCCAAACCGTAAACAGCAATACCGCAAAACCTATCTTACAAGATAGTTTTACCACTGAAAGGCATCCTGAATCAAAGGAAAAATTCTATGTAACCTATCACAAGTCTGAGGATGATTGGCGTAAACGTGTTTTAACAAAAAAAGAATTTGAAAATTTGGAAGATGCAATAGATTTTTGGCATCTTGTTACTACTAATCATTTAGGTGAAACGACATTAATGAGAGAACAAATTTAAATTCAAGTTCGAAAACAAGTGTAATAACTGTATTTAGTTCTAATAGTAGACGATTAGCTCTTTGAATTAGTTAACAACAGTAGCATCTTCAACGTCGTCACCTTTATATTTCGGCAGATTTTCTGAAATGTACAATATAAATAATTGAATATTAAATATTTATATTTAAATATAACAATTTTGACCGTTTTTTGTTTACGGCATTGCTATTTTCAATAGAAATATCGTCTTATGAATGTGATTTATTCAGTAATTTTAACTAGTCCATATTTAGGAAAAAAGATCTATCACTTCGGGTCATTAGCCGCTATATATCAAATTATACCTGTGGAGCTGATAGGTGTAAAATTATCTCGGCTGTATGCTGTTGGGGTGGCTACAGGTTCTGTATATACAAATCAACATTGTACGATACAACAACATGAACTAATTAGAAAAAAAACAAAAAGAGGGAAAATAAATGGAAGAACTAACCACAAAAATGCATAGCGAACTCATCGGTCATGAAATCAATAATTTCGATTTAAGCGTAATGGCAGTTTACGGTGCCGTAATGCGCGGGGAGAAGTTTGAAAACGCTTTAAAAGCGTACGACCTAACTGAAGAACAATATAACGATAATATTGATCGAGTTTTATCTGCTTCTGTTTAAATAATCTTCAAAAATAGCTCTTTCCGCAGGGTTTCGTAAATCAATATTCCCATACCAGTTAGTACCTAAAAGTAATTCTTTGCCGTATGGTTTATTAGACAAATCATTCATATTATATCTACCAATTTTATCATTTTCTCGCAGCCATGCGTTAAAATCCCTTAGCTCCTCCTCATTTAAAACGGCCTTTGCTTGTTTTATTACCCCGCTAATCGCCGTTCTGCTTTTACCCATAAAACCATACCGCGCCCAAGTATAACCGCCAACATCAATATTTGCCTGGACGTCTATTATTTCAATCCCCGCACTCATATAATTCTTATAAAGCTCTTGAAATACTTTCTTAGACAATCCGGTTGCTTGGGAATTTTTCGGTAAAACGAAAAAATCATGGTGCACTTCTTTTAACCCGACGGGGTTTATATAAAAAGATCGCACCAATACCATTCCGTCCCCCATATAGTCAAATCGGATTTTATCCTTATTAATTGTAAGGACCTTTCTACTTAACTTAATGTTATTTTTTTGCATCAGAGAAGAGAACACCCGATCAAATTCTACTAGATCAAAGCCTGATAACAATTCATTATAATGTTCTAATGCGCCCGTAATACGAAAACCGTTGTCGATTAAGGCCTTTTTTGATTCCGAATTTAATTCGAACAGCTTATCAGTAGTTGATCTAATACGCTCGCTCGTATCATCTTTAACCGCAGCTGAAAGATTTACGATTTCGCTGAGTAGAGTTTTATGCGATTTTATTTTGTTAATTGTAACAAAAGAAAATCCTTTATTGATATCCCCGTTTTTAAAATTATCCTGAATAAAGTAAGGGGTACTGTCAGCATTCTTTATCCTCTCCCTATTACCGTTAACCCAATTCTTGAAGCTGCCAGGAACATCTGTAACTTCATTTACTGACCTAATGCTAAAAGGCTCATTATTCAAAATAGCATCTTCTAATTGATCTAACTCTTCATCGGCCATAAGTATAGGCGTTACATAACACATGCATTGCGGATGCCATCCAACAAACTTAAACTGTTTGGGGTACACACCAGCCAAGGTGGTACAAACAGGGCAGTGCTTCATTGCGTTAGATAACTTAACCTCAAAACCTACAATAAAATCCATTTGTTGCCAACGATAATAATCACTAGCTCGATAAGCCATGTTCGTTTCTGTCCTAGCTAAACGCATTGCGTTTTTAAAGCTAGAACGATATACGCCCCTTCCGGGATGATATGCTTCTGCTGCTTTGGACAACTGTAGTTGCCCGTATTGATCCCGAACTTTACGAAATAGGTTATTGGGTTCTTGTAGATAGTGCCTAACCTCTCTAGTAAGTGCTGCTGCAGATTTTCCCTCACTAATGCCAATGCTTAATGCCAATTCTAATTCCTGTTGGAATTGTTTTGTATTTTTCCATATTCGGTCCGATAACCCGAGCCCCTTTTCCTTTCGGTTCTGAAATGCATGTAACGCTTCTATATTTCTCTTCTTATATCGTGCAAAAAGTTTTCTTTGTTTATTCGATTTTGTCTGGAATATACGATTTACTAACTCATCATTACGATTATTAGCAGCCTCCCATTCTTGAAACATGCCGTAATTCACGGTTACGGTAACATCTCCCACAATCTTATTAACCAAATTGGCAACTCTCTTTCTTGTTTGTGGGAATTGAGAAAAAGAAAAGGGTTTAGTGGATGATTCTATCTCTAAATCTTCTGCAATTCTTTGAAGCTCTTTGATGGCTTGGTCATAGATATATCGAACCTGCCTTGCATATTGCTCAAGGCGGTTAAAGTGTGCTATCTCATCGCGGTTAGTATATAATCGTATTGGCACTTTTATATAGCTGGTTCAAACGCATTAGCGATAATATCTTCTTGTTCTTCTTTATCTAACTCGGCCAATTCTGCTTCAATATCATCAACGAACCCCGCCATCTTCACGGCTTGTTTACGACTAATTATAGCTTTACCTGCAGTGGCAGTAACTAGGTTATTAATCATAGTAGTTTTATCATTAATCATGTAAGGTACCACCTCCGGCTCCACCTGTATAGTTTGCACAGCTTTGGCGAGTTTAGGATTCATTACTGCGATAAATGCTTTCTGAATATTAATCTGCCGCTGTAAGTAATCATCTAACGATTCCAACAACTCTTGTACTTTTAAGTGTGCATCCATAAACAATAACTCGAGGGCAATCCCACTAATGGCTGATAAACCTTTAACACTATCGAAAGAAACATCGGGTGTTTGCGTAAAACCGTAGATAAATCTTAATAGCGTTTCAATTTCTAACTTAACAGCTTCTGGTGCATGTTGCCAGGATAGATAATACGCCTTCGCACCAGGAGAACCTTGTATAACAGCTCCGCTCTCACCTTTCTGGGCGAAAGACTTTATTTCGCCCTCTACGAAAATCTTCGGTGCCGCGTGATAATCGTTAGTTTCCGCAAAACGAGATAACAGCAGTTCAAGTCGTTCAATAGCGTACTGCACATCCGCCCATTCGACTGCTTCTTGCGGCAAATAATTTACCGGTATTTTACCAAGAAGATTATCCTCATTAATCCTTTCAACCCACTCTCCTCTACCATCTTGTTGATACCAAACAATATGCTTAGTATCGGTATAGGTCTCAAAATATACATCCTCCCCGTCATTATCATTTTTCAATCGAAACTCACGGCTGAAAGCGATGAGATCACCGGTAGCATCAAAATAAGGATATAAAACGTTGCCATACCAAGGCGACAAACTGGTAACTTTGACTTTCAGCGTAGTGTCAAAACCATAACTGCTATGTTTCTCAGACGGTGCCGCTCTATTGTAAGGTACGGCATACCAAATTTCAGCCACTTCAGTGCTTCGAGAGCAATCTCGAAGCTGTCTACGACGAAATGACTTCAATTTGCAATCGTGAGCAATCCGTTTCAACGCATTTAGTACCAATAACTCTTGCTCATCCCTAGTTTCACATAGTAGATTAACTGGATTTCCCAACGCAAATGCGACCTTAGTATTGACTATTTTCTTCTGAAACGGAAATGCAAGTCTGTTAACATCCACATACCTTGAACGCAGTATATCTCTTCCCTTAGCATCTTTCCTACCGGTAGTTTCTGATACCCACCGATAGGGTAGATAATTAAAATCGGTTATAGTTCGATGCTCCGACACTTCCCACTCTCGTTTGTACTTATAGATATCAGGTAAGGGTTTATTCCTTCCTTTTTTCAGCCTATTAATTTTATCAGGAATAGGGACAGTTTTGTCGGTAATGATGCTTAATATAGATGTGTTCATAGGTTATCTTAGTATCATATTAAAAAAATATTCCGGTTAAATCTTTAATTCCTTCAGATACATAGTCGAAATATGACCGCATAATAAACACGTCGCGCCAGTCAGGACTTCTACCGATATCGTCCTTAATATCTGCCTTTGGTTTGATACGCAATTTCCCATCACCGTCAGATTTATATGTTTGCAATTGTTCAAGTTCTACAATAATGCTATCAATCTCATCGCTCGTTAATTCGCATTTAACCAAAACCTTCCTTGCATTAATCATCTTTGCAAGATGATATCCCATCTGGCTCTGGAGATTATAAAAATTCTCTGAATCATGCGTATCTGGATTCTCTAGCGGGCGAGAGTTATTTACAAAACCCAATATCCCGCAATTATCGACTATACCACCGCCGACTCCGTCTTCATCCGCAATACAACGATCTTTAGGTATCTCATACTTCACACGCAATGCGTTAATGGCATTTTGTATGTCAGTTGTCGCACTAGTCTCATACACAACCCTATCTATTAATTTCCACCCATCCCACACTGTTATAATAGCCCTATCCGACCCGAAACGAGCTATATCAGCCACCAAATATTTATTACCCCCCTCAACAACATTTTTACCGAAAATCGAACGTATATTATCAGCCGTGCACAACCCATTAGGATTATTATCATACTCCCAGTCACCGTTCAAAAGCCTGGCCCGACTAACGGGATCAGAAAGATCTTGAAGGTTTTTCAAATAATGTTTACTTACGTTATGGTTTTCTCTAGCCAGAGCCGGAATAAACTTTCGGTTTTCAGGCAAATGATTTTGCGAATATGGCTTATAAAACCTTCTGTAAACCCAATTTTTAGCCGGGTTACAACTGCCCATTATCGTTGGGACTAAACCATAATCATCCAATTTATACCTAATACGACTTTTAAGAACTTCCCAAGCTTTTTCGGCGATCTGATTACACTCATCGACAAAGGCCCCTGTTATCTCTAGTGAACCCAGCTCGTCAAACTCCTTATCACTCGGATATTGAAATAAATCTTTCAAAATGATCTCACTCTCAGTCGTGAGAAAGGTAATGACTCCTGATTGCGCATTAAACACCCAATGCTCTCCTTGCTTCAGCCCTAGCATTCTACAAACGTCGTAAAAACTATTTAGTGTGGTTTCTTTTAGGGTCTTTAAGACGGCTCTACCCATTACCCACCTGGTGCCAGGATATTTAAGGCAGCAGTAAATTAACCAGTAGCATCCTAACCAAGATTTACCACCTCCTGCGGCACCACCATAAAGAACTTCATTGACATTGGGCGACCGCAGATATTTTAGCGCTAAAGCTTGTTTAGGTAACAGCTTGATCTGCTTCTTCTGTACCGTCTGTATTACCTCCTTCATCTCCATAATCAATAACCTCTTCAAATATCACCCCTATACTTCCTGAATGTTGAACCTTATTCGGGGCGTAATCACCTTCCATCTTCGATATTTCGGCTTGCAATTCTTTAATAGTTTTACGTATAATAGCTTTTTCGTTAACGGTCAATTCTCTTTCGCACTTATTACCACCAGCGTCACAATAGGAAGTTTTCCCTTTCTTCAATTCTGCAATAGACGCTTCGACTTGCTCCTGTAAAATCATTGCCCTATCATATTTAGTCTTCAAACCGATTTTAACGGCCTTAACAGCTTCATCGACAATAGCGTTTTCTATTGCTTGTTCCTTCACCCTATTCGCTTTCTCCGTCAATTTCTTAGCTTCAGCAATATACCTATCAATCATATTGACAGATAATTTGAATTTTTTTGAAAATTTTTTAACAATAGCCGCCCTTTCTTCTCCTTTTTGAAGCTCTTTTGAAATCTCCAATACTCTGGCATATATGTTAGCTGATCTTCCCATATAGTAATTCAAAGATAAATAAATATATTTACATTAGATATATTATTATTTTTATTATTCTACGTTCATCTACAATCCGAATGTACTCATGTCCCAAAACCTACTTTGATAAAACCATAATTCGTGAGATCAATTTCAGTCAAACTAGTATTCGCTACTTTCATAATTTTATTGTTTTAAATAGTAGCTAAGGATTTTTTATATTTAGCAATTCTTGCTTTTAAACCTAGTAAAAGCGCTTCTTGTTCATCTATCTTACCATCAACTATAGGCAATACCTCCTCATCAATTGTATTAGCAATAACTAATCGACCATTCAACACTACCTGTAATTGTCCTTGCCTATGTACCCGACCGCAACCTTGTTTATACAACTCCGAACTATACGGAACACCAAACCAAAGCATATTATTCCCTCCGTCCTGAAGATTAAGGCCGTGACCGGCACTAGCAGGGTGCGCCAAAAGCACCGATACATCACCTTTATTCCACCTCTCAATACCTCCTTCATCCTTTATATGAACAGGCTTGAATCGCTTTAAAGCATTTTGCAATCTGATAAGATCGTGTTGATACAAATAAAATAGCAACATAGGAGAATTGACGGTCTCAATCATTTCCTCAACAGCCTCGATTTTCCTTTTATGAACTTCGTGCCACAATTTATCGGAATTATATACAGCACCATTAGCAAATTGTAACAATTTGGTATTTAGAGATGCTGCGTTCAATGCTGTTATTTCTTGGTCTGCTATTTTCAACACCTGTTCTCTTTCAAAATCTTCATACATTTTCATTTCAGAAGGCTGAAGATGTATTTTAAAATCCCTATCAATCCTTTCAGGTAGCTTAAGGTAATCTTCAGCTTTCATGCTTATACAGATATCGCTTATTTTATCGTATATAATTTTTTTATCCTCTGGATTTTTAAGCTTGTAGTTAAACACCACCTGACTATTCCTTTTATTCGGCTTAAAAAATTCATCTCGGTATTTTGTAAGGCTTTTACCTAGCCTTTCCCCCATGTCCAGTAGATACATCTGAGGCCACAAATCCAACAACCCGTTAGGTGCAGGAGTTGCGGTAAGCCCAACAAGGCGTTTAATTTTTGGCCTTACCTGCCTAAGTGCTTTAAATCGTATTGCTTTTGGTGATTTAAAACTTGAAAGCTCATCAATCACAACCATATCAAAAGGAAACGCTATACCGTAATAACTAATCAGCCATGCCACATTTTCCCTATTAATCACGTAAATATCAGCTTGCTGTTTCAACGCTAATTTTCGGTCTTTTTCACAACCCAAAATTTTAGATATCTTCAGAAACCTCACGTGGTCCCACTTTTTTGCTTCAGTACTCCAAACTTCTTCCGCCACTAACTTTGGAGCAATAACCAAAACCTTGTCAACCTCAAACTCATCAAACATAAGTTTCTTAATCGCTGTCAGTGTAGATATCGTTTTGCCTAAACCCATCTCGAGAAATAATCCGCAATAAGGATTATCAAGAATATGCTGAACTGCATGCTGTTGATATTCGTGCAAATTACTTTCGTTCATTTTTGTATCTCATTTAAAAATTTTTGCAGTAAAAATTCTGAATCAATAATCCAAACAGAGAAATTTAACCGCCGCAGCAATTCATGAACGTGTAACTGTAGTTTCGTTGGTTTTCTACCTGTAGTCTTTAGCTCTACGAACAAAACTTTACCTCCCGGCATTAAAACAATTCTATCCGGAAAACCTGACAAAGTAACACACCAAATCTTTAAGGCTATACCTCCAAGCTTCTTTACTTTATCTCGTAATTTCATTTCAATTACTTTTTCGCTCACTTTTATTCTTTTTTTATAGAGGTAAATACAACAGATGCTTTTCCTATATATATACGTGTATTAGGCGTATAGGCGGGCATAATACTCCCTATTCTTTATTTTATGTTTTATTATATAATTCGTGTTTACCGTATTTACTTTTATATGTATCATGCACTTTTATTACGTTTTGTACGTAAACACATTTTATTTATTCATGTTTACTGTATGTTTACTTTGTTTACCGTTTAAATAAACACCGTGTTTACTTTTTAAGCCTATTTACCTAGGTCTGTTTACTTAATTTTTGTATTTCCGGTTTTAAAATATAAGCTCTTTGCCTACCGTATAATTTGAATTTTCTAACGCTGCCGGTAGATACCCATCGGCCACTTTTGTTTAGATAGTTATGTATAAACTTTGTGTTGTTAGTGGTCATATCCTTTTGGGCCCCTCCGAAAACTTCACACCATATTTCCGCTGCACATACCTTTGTACGCTTTATAGTACCTATGACTTGCAAATCATCGCCGCGAAGAAATTCCCGACGCTGGTATATATCCATTTCGTCCCAATTTTCCGGTAATAAGGTTTCAAGGTAGTTCTCGATGAGCCCTTCACGGTCGTCAATAGCGCTGTGTTTCTCGCGAATTTTTTCGGCTAATTCTTTGATTTCTTTACTTAGGTCGACAGATTCACTAGCCTGGTAAGCTTCTACTACCTCTGCCCATATTTGGTCGATTTCAAAAGTTGTTAGTTCCTTCCATACGTCTTTTGTAGGTTCGTTTACACGACATAATACTGGCAGAAAACGACGTTCGTCCGCTTCTACTAAGAAGTCGTATCGGTTTGTTGTAGCAATAAAAATACATTGCCTAGGGAACCTTACTACTTGTTTACCGTACGCAGGTCGGTACATATCTTCTCTGCTAGTGATGAAACGTTTTATCGCATCCTGATCGGCGCGTTTGAACGCATCAAGTTCTGCAATTTCCATTCCCCATACACCTCTTAGATTCTCCATTCCGCTCTTGTCATGGATGTCACCCATTGTATCGCTAAACCATTGCCCGAATAATCGTTTTATGATTTCACTCTTATAGATACCTTTTTTCCCTACCAGCGTAAGTACCGTGTCAAATTTTGAACCGGGCTCGAAAATCCTGGTGACGGCACCTATAAGTGTTTTACGTGTAACAGAACGGGTATACGGACTATCCTCGGCTCCTAAGTAATCTATTAATAATGTATCGAGTCTCTCCTCGCCGTCCCATACCAATTTATTAAGATACTCCCGTATCGGGTGTATCTTAAATTCGTTTTTTATCATTGACAGAGCTTTGGGTAATTGTGTAAAGGGAACCTTAATTGCTTCAAGATAATGAGCTAGGCAATCTATATCATCATCTGTAAAGTCTCGGGTTTGAGGAGTTACTTTTCTCCATGGCAGATCTTTAATTGCTATTAGGCGGTTTTCGAACTGGTCCATTACTATTCGTCCTTTAATATCTGGACTATGTTTAAGGACCAAATAGATATTATTGATAGAACTTACATAATTACCTCTCCGGTCGGTTTCCATCTCTGCCATCCATTCTATGTCCATTTCTTTGCCTTCTTCCGTGTTGGCGAAATCTGCCATTGCTTCCTGTATCTTTTCTGCTCCTATTTGCCTGCGTACCTCTTTATCACCGCTTGCAAACTCCAGCATCGCTATATATGACGGTAGCTTATTGCTTGGTGTTTCCTCTTTTACGTCTTCGTCCATTAGACCGAATTTGTGAATTCGAACTAAATCGAACGCATTACATAGTTTACCACTGATAGCATCAGTCCCGTGATGGCTATAAGCCCACTTATCTTCATATACAACTAAACCGGCAACTGTACTACCGTTTTTATAGGTATACCTATTACTATAAGCATAAGGGTAATGCTCATATACATCCGACAGAAATTTCTCGATAGCACCCGTAATGCTATAGGTGCGGCAAAATGCACCAACAACACCAGTTTTCTCTAGCGGGTCGCCTTGTTTTTGCATTGAGCGTTTCACTAATGCACCTACTCGTTCGCTTACTGGCCATTCACTTTGGTCGGTCCAGTCTGTATATTCGGCTAATACCTTATCAGGGTCTAACCATTCCCCGTCCTGCGACTCAAACACGTAATCTCCATCTTTTGAAGTACTGGGCCAGTACATTAGTCGCTCCGCTTGAAAAGTTGAGGGGTCAAAGAACTCGATTCCCAGATTACCTGCTACTTTTCTTGCAACAGCTTGGTACTCATCTACAAACACTTCTCTGTTTAGAGGCATTATAAGACGGTAGCGCGGATTATCGGAATTATGGCTATGTGTACTATATAAAACAGCTGTATTACCGTATTTCATGGTGAAATAATCATCCCAAAAATTAGCAGGTGCAAAATCTAAATCGAGGGTTAAAAGCTGCCTAGTTAATACACTACCCGATTTTCGCCTGCCACCTTGCAAGTATCCTCCCACGAATCCGCCAATGTCTTTAATCTCATCACGGCGTTGTTTTTTAGCAGCCATATAAACAGCATAGGTCTCCGCAGTTCTGTGTGTTTGAGAAAATCTAGTAACGAGTTCCTGCCAGGTGACTTCTTTATTTTTCCAATTTTTTTCTTTTCGGCTTTTACCGACCGATATATATATTTTCCTGTCCCGCATTGTGTTTTTGTCTTGGTTAGTTTATAAATACGGCGCAAATGTGATCAATGTTGATTCTACGATCTACTTTTTTAAACCTTTGTTCTAGTTGTTCTAGATCTATTTTTCGTTTACCCGTGATATAACTATTTTTTATAGCCCTTTTATATGCAATTGCCTCTTGTTTTACACTAACTATTTCTTCATACTTCATCTGTATAGCGGCGGCTTTCACTTTCTGTATAAGTTTCGCTCGGTGGTCTTTAAATTTTAATTTGTGCCACCTGTTTGCTCGTTTGATACGGGCTTGCAATTCCTTTTTTATATCCGGGGCAGAGTATCGATCTAATACCCTCTTTATCCAATCTTCAGTGATTAAGGTTTTATCTGTTGTATTCATAATTTTAATTTTTAATTCTTTTTGTAAAATTTTGTTTCGTAGGATTCAGCCTTTAAGGGCAGGCCTTTAGCCCAACTGATATTAGCTCCCATTATATTGTTTACTTCTTCACAGCTCCCAAAACCACTAAGGCATTCTAATACCACTTCATCATGTACAGACATAACGATTGTGTACCCTGCGTATGTAAGTCTCAGCATTATATCCGATAAAACGTCTCGTGAAATAGCCTGTACAATGTTTTCTACTAATTTCCCTCCGTAGGTTTCGATCCGTTCCCATTTTTTTGAAGTTTGGTTCATACCCTCGTATGTGATGGTTTTACCAAACTTGTCATCTATCAATTTCGCGTTTTGGTAAAAAAGTGATCTGCCTGAAGGAAGTGTAATAACTAAAGCACCTTTTTTATGTGAAAATGTAATACCGTGTTTTATTGTATTACTTTCACCATTAATTGCATCAATAGCGGCATTATTAACAATGTCCCAATACTCGACAATCTTTCTGTTGGCGTTTCTCCACATTTTAACCAATTCTTGTAGATCCTCTTCAGGGATTCCCATTTCTAAAGCACCCATCTGTATAAGAGCGCCTTTGCCGCCCTGATAACCTAATGCCAGCTCTGCAACTTTCCCTTTTTGCCGCAAATCGCTACCTTTTGTTATGTTTTCAACGGGAACTTTAAACATTTGAGATGCACTGGCTTCGTATATTTTACCGTGACTTTTGAATACATCCAATCTCCAACGCTCGTTTGCAAGCCATGCGATAACCCGTGCTTCAATTGCCGAGAGATCTGCTACAATGAATCGCTTTCCCTCGCCTGCAATAAATGCAGTTCTGATAAGCTGTGACAGTGTATCGGGAACATTCCCGTATAACATTTCTAATAAATCCAAATCGTTTTTGGTAATAATTGATCTTGCAAGCTCTAGATCGTTAATATGATTTTGTGGCAAGTTTTGCACTTGCACAAGTCGTCCTGCCCATCGTCCGGTACGATTAGCCCCATAGAATTGCAATAAGCCGCGAACACGACTATCATCACAGACACAGGCTAACATTGCGTCATATTTTTTAACGCTAGTCTTACTCATTTCCTGCCTTATTTCCAGAACTCGTATAACATTTTTATTTCTTGACACCTCGATTAAAGCAGGTATTGCCTTTTTTGTAAGGCTGGAAATATCCTCTCCTAACGCATTACTAAGCCATGTTTTAAGTTGCGTTGGACTGTTAGGATTATCGAGATGGGTTAGATTCACCGCTTCGGTTATAAGCTTGCCTGTATATTCATTGTTAATATTAATGGCGTTGCGCACAAAATCTTTATCAAGCAATAGTCCGTAATCATTTATTTTTTGATCCAGCACCCAAAGTTTTTTTTCGGTTGCGGGTATTTCAAAGTAATTAATCTTGCTACGAATAGCTTGTTCTACAACAACGTCCTGTATGCAGTAATCCTTAAAGGTTTGCCACTTATCAGGTGCGTGTTCTGGTAGGTTTCTAGTTCGATAATTATTAGTTTTTTTTGGTTTGCAAGGAACTGAGAAATAACGTATTAATTGTCTACCTATACTATCTTTTTGTTGTTCTAACTTCATCAGCTGGGCCACTTTATCTAAGCTAAATGGGTAGCCTAACATAGCAGCCTTAATCATAGTACATTCCCACTGCTCGGGATCAAGATATAGTTTTAGATACTTTGACAGACACACCCTTTCAAATTGTGCATTGTATGCAGTTTTAAGAATACCAGGGTGTGTAAGCATATTACGTATATGTGGAGGTAGTTCTTGTTTTGTTAAATCGACTATATCAACTTTACCTCCGTTAATTGAGTATGCGAATAATAGTATCTGAAAATCGTGCGATTCTACGTATTTGTAGGTGCCTGACTTTTGCAGATCCACAGAAGAAAATGTTTCTATATCTATAGCAAGTGTTTGCATTTAAATATTGTACTTTGAAAGGAACAGGAATAAAAGCCCTGCTAAGAATAACAGGGCAACCTTATTAATGCTCGATTGCAGTAATGCTTAATTACAGTTCGTCGTCTTCGTCTTCAATTACAACATCGGCAAAATCGCTTTCGGCTGTACTTTTACCTCCTAACATTTCTCCGTCATGTGTTTTCATGATGTGATTTAGTCCACATGCAATGCCTTTATTTCCACTCGTGTTAAACGGGTAAAATGTTATTGATGCTCTACCGTAACATCCGCTATATACTTCATCTTGATCAAGTATAGGTTTGCAATTCCTATCAACGATGCCTGGTTTTGTTTTTGCAGACGCATTAACGAAGTAGCTGTTTTGGTAAGCTTCATCGTCCGGGCGCTCTTCATCACCGTCGCGAAGTGGCAGCTTTAAGCTTGCGGGTATTTTGCCCCCGAATTTTGAATTTTTACCTTGTTCCTTTGCAGCCTCGATCGCATCTTTAATGGCTTTAATTGTTTCTTTGTCTGATTTAGGGATAATGAGTGCTACCGAATACTTCGGATCACCGTCATCTCCGATAGCTGTCGGTTCCCATACATGTAAGTAAGAAAATCTTACTTTTCCTGTTATAACCTTAGTAGGTCTTACATCTGTTACTGTACTCATTTTTATAATCGTTTTATAGTTAAGAATTTAATTTTCAATCCCCGCAAAGTCTTTTGCAGCCGCTTCTGCACTATTCCATTCAGGGCGTTTATCACTTTCGGGCACAAGCGTAGGTTTTCCCGGAGGTTTAACTATGAAAGGGGTTATCAGATCCGCAAACACATTTTTTGATAACAGTTTTTCCATAGCGGTTATGCCTATTAGATTTTTTGTGAATATTTCTTCTTCCTTATATCCGTTTTCAATTAAAATAGCAGCCACTTTTTCGTCATCACTATAAGTACGGTTGCTCCTTCCCTCCACCAGCTTAAAACCTGGCCACTTTTTACCGTTTTCGATTGCCTCCGCACGGGCGAATTCTTCGACCGAAGAAACCCAGCTTTTAAAATTTGCAGCACGTTCGAGTATTTCAGATATTTCATGATCTTTTAAAAGTTCCGGCTTTTTGAAATCGTATTTCGCTAATTGAAGATTGTAATCAGCAAGAGTCCGACATTGAGCTTTTGCTTTACAGAATTGACAGTGAGGACCTGGTATAAACTCACCTTCTCCGTTATAGGCTAAAAGTGCACGTGGTTTCAGACAAGTTTTAGCCCATTGTAATAAATCATCAACAGTTATTTCAAATGTTGAGTAATTGTCGAGACGAGGTTGAAATATCGTCATGCGTACAGATACGACGTCGTATAAAAAACCAAAACTATTTAGCGCTCCCAACGCGTAGGTCATCATCTGTTTGTTTTCTATTGCAGATACGAGCACCCCTTTTCCGTATTTTAGATCGATAATTTCCAGCACCCCGTCAGCGATGATTATACAATCACCGGTCCCGAACCCTTCTGGAATCCATTCAGTCATATCCAATTTTCGCTCAAGGAAAATAAGAGCATCTTTTGTTCGGTTTTGTGCTGCGGTATATCGCTCTAATACGAATACGCTGTAATCCTCCGCATGGCTATGTAAGTTTTCGTTATACAGCGGATTTTTTTGTAGCTTTTTTAATTCCACGCTATATTTCTGTTTTGTGATTTCTCCTAGTTTGAATCGGAGTATTAACTCACCAACGGAATGCGCTAGAGTACCTTCATCTGCGGCAGCACCTGCCCTGTCTGGCAATATAGACTCTAATCTTGCAGATGGGGTGCAGACTAGCCAACGCGAAGCAGATGACGGCGATAATAATGCGTGTACTTTCATATTAAAATTTTTATAATTCTTTTAGTTTCTCTAGAAATTCCTTGTAGTATCGCTTATCCAAGGAATTGATGTTCTTAGCACCATCAAACGAGCTGATTAACGCTTTCACCTCTTGCCTTTTACCGCTTTCTGCTATCTCAGCAGCCGCAGCTCTAACCATTTCGATAGTGTATTCTTCGGAATCGGTAAGGGTTTGTTCAGTTGAAGTTGATTCCTGATTAATTTTAGTAGGTTTCTCTGTTTTTGAGTCTAATAATTGCCCTTCACTATTAATGGCTAAGGAGTTTGAAAGGTCTTGTAATTCTTTTTTGACTTCTGATGCTGAACCAGTAATTGTAATAGTTATCATAGCTATATTGTTTTAAAAGTTTTTTTTGTTTTAAAGTGGCCTGTAGAAACAGGCCACTTAACGATTGCTTGCTTGGTTGTAGGAAAAATTAGTTTTGCCTTTTTTGCATTTTATTGAGTAATTCATGTATGTATTGTATCCACCCGTTAAAATCAGGCCTATCGGTATACGCTATAGTGGTTTTCATTTTTATTTTTATTAGTAATTAATCTATTTCCTCATAATCTATTTCTTCGTAATAGAATGATTCGTCCATATCTGATTCTACTCCTTCTCGTCTTAACTTATCAAAGTATTCATACCATTTTGTTTGTTTGAACTCTACACTGAACCCTTGCAAAGCGCACATGTTCATAAATAATTCTGCGGCATAGTGATAGGCCTCAGCCTTTAACTCCCATCCATAACTAAATGGGCTAGATTCTAATTCTTGACTCCTTTTAAAGGCTATATCTGACAGCGCTATAAGTCTGTCGTAATAATCTTGAGCCTTTTGCTTTGAAAAAAGTATCATAGCTTTAAGTTTTTATTATCATTAAATAGTTCAATAGCAAGGTTTGCATCAACGATTATTTTTCTTCCGTTCTGTTTTATAGCAGCATCTATTTTACCACTTTGCTTTATTCTTACGGCTTTGCTTCTTGAGCAACCGAACAGAAGCGCTAATCCGTCAATGCCGTACACATACCTTTTTTCAGGATTTAGCTTCTTGACTTCTTGATCAGATGGTCTATATAATTTTTGAAGCTCCAAAAATTCACCAACCGTTAATTGCCAAATGGGAGTGTCAGGATTGATTCTCATGACTGAGGTTTATGTTTAGTTCTTATTCCAGATCGTTTTTTTCTATGCCGTAATTGATGTATTTCATCAAGCGTAGGCAATTTTTTAAGGGGTATATTGTATTTTTTATGGTAAAACCAAGATGCCAACTGTCCGATGCTTTTTACTTCTGTTTTTACATAGATATTGCGAGTGATATTCTCGACAGTTCTAACTGTGATTCCCAGCAACTGTGAAATCTCCTTTTTTATCATACCTGCCGAGATCCATTCTGCTATTTCTATTTCGCGTTTTGTTAATTCAGCTTCTGCTTTTTCTGTTTTCATAGGCCCCAAACTTTTGTAACGCCATATTTTTTGAAAACGGCTTCGACTTCTGCCATTTGTTCGGCATTAGGTATAACTCGTCCTTTTAATCTTCGTTGCCACGCAGCATCACTGATAATGTTGAATATCTTCATGATTTCTATTTTCACAGATATGAGGTCATCTTGCGCAACCCTTTTCCAACCACGTACAAATGCGTATTTGGGATTGCTTCCTAGAGTTGTTTTTTGACGTTTTACTGTTTCCATACATATTTTATTTGTAATAATCAATGGCGTATATTCGCTATTGCCTACGTTTTCGATAGGCGTTATTTTTGTATAACGTTTTGCGTTTCTATAACAAATATATGGACATTGTCTTAGACATTCCAAATTTTTCTTGGAATTTTTCTATATTTTTTTAGACATTATATATATGATGCATAAACTCAGTATATTATCTGAATTGTTAACAGATGGGAAAATCTCAAGATTAGAGCGAATGCTAGGGGTAAGTAGCTCAAGATTGAATAAGGTTGTAAAGAGAAACTCCAAGATAAACTTAGACATTGTCCAATCTATAATAGACAAGTATCCTACAATTAATGATAAATGGTTTTTTAACGACGATGAGCCGCTTTTTACTTCTGAGGATGCCTTGAGGGAGTTTATCGGTAAGTACATAGAACTTAATGGCCATGAAAAACTTGATTCACTTATAAAAAAGCTTAGTGAATACAACATTTATAATTATTACTTATCTGAACTTAATACCCTTGGTAATAATGATTCGGGGAATTTGGGAAAAGAGAAATATTTAGAGGTTAGAAGAAGTAAGAAAAATAATGAGATCGACAATACAGCACCGTTGATTCCAGTAAAAGCGCAAGCAGGCTATACTCGCGCATACGACCAGGCTGTGTATCTAGATACAATGGAGAGGTATGCTTTGCCTCCGGGGATAACGCGGCACGGTTCAACTTGGGCGTATTGGGAAATAGAGGGTGATAGCATGGAACCGACGTTTAGAAGCGGCGATATAATACTTACATCGCAGGTACATCCAATTGATTGGGATGATTTGAAAAATTTTTATGTGTACGTGATTGTTACTGGCGAAAAGGTTTATGTAAAAAGAGTTTATGTGAAATCACCCGAAGCGTGGGTAATGATAAGTGATAATGAAGATAACGGCTATCCGCAATTTATTGTGGATCCGAAAGATGTAAGGCAGGTTTGGGTTTTCCGCAGACACATTAGTTCCAGAGCACCCGTAAGTAAACAATTTGAAATAAAAGTATAAAATGAAAGGCCATGAAAAAAATTTTTTTTACATTAATGGTATTGTTTTTATTAATTGTTTTTTCATGTTCTAAGAAAGGAGGAGGGGTTGAAGATGTGGAGGAAATGCCATTAAAAGAGATACCATTAAAATCCATTATCGTAACACCTTCAAGCTTTTCTCTAAAAATAGGTGAAACCCGAAAAATAGAATACACTATTTCCCCCGATAATGCAACGGATACTCAAATAGAATGGACTTCATCTGATGAAAATATTGCTACCGTAAACAATTTAGAGGTAACTGGCAAAAAAGCAGGATCTTGTAAAGTAGTTGGTGTAAGTAAAAAATGGGGGGTTTCTGCAACTATTGATGTTGTTATAAGTGATATTGATATTTCAAAAATTACTTTCTTAAATCCCCCAACAGAAATAATAATAGGACAAACGCTTAGTTTAACGTGGCAAGTAGAGCCGGCAAATGCTACCTTAAAAACAGTATTACTTGAAAGCTCCAATCCTGATATTATAGAGGTTTCTCAGGACATGATAATTGCGAAAGCGGTAGGAAGTGCAACTATAATTGCTAAAAGCGAAAATGGCCAAGTGAAAGAAAGTATTATCATTACAGTTAAACCTGTGCTTGTAAGCTCGATAAACCTTTCGTTGGCTAGCGTTCCAATCGAATTAGGCGCTTCAAGTCAAATAAGCGTAACTATATTTCCAGATAATGCTACTAATAAAAATTTAATATGGAGTAGCAGTAATACTAATGTGCTTTCAGTTAGTGAAGATGGGATAATTACAGCAACCGGTTTGGGAAGTGCTACAATTACTGCAAAAAGTCAAGACCAAAACGCAATTGGAACAATTGAAGTGACGGTTGTAGATTTTGACTATTTTATAAATGCTAATATTACTGCTACGATAACAAGTTATAACAGTCTAACGGGTTTATTTACCGGCGCAATGACTTCTACGTTGTTCAATAATAGTTTAAAAAATATCAACGTATTGTCTTATGAAATAAGAGACGGGGCTACAAATATTATTCTTTACAAAGACATTAACTTGAGAGTATTAAATTCTAAGCAACAATTAAGTCCCTCATTGATGAATCTTTCAGATGTTTATTTGCCATACGTTCTTTGGACGTTCTCATATAACGATGTAATATATACAAGAGAAGCTAGAATCTTCTATTAGTTAAAATAGGCCTATGCAAACTGAAGACAGCATAAAAATTATAAATCGTTTTTTTGGTATATTACGACAGTTGACAAAACTTAAATTAATTAGGGGTAAGGGTACATTTGCGAAAAAATACGGAGTTTCTCAACCTAATTTAAAAAAGCTAGAAAATGAACCTTGGCGGGATATATTCCAGGTGGCCTGGATATATTATTTGGAAAGAGATTTTAAAGTTTCGTCGTCATACATAATAACCGGTAAAGGGAAAAAATTTTTAATACCGCCTGTTCCGCAGAAAAAATTCGTATACAAAAAACGCAAAAAAGAAACTTTACCTAGAAAACCTTACAAACCAAGAGCAAAAAAATTAGCAGATGCAGATTAAGCGGCACATGCAATTTTTACTTGATAAGGAGAAAAATAAACCTGACGCAAAACTCAGGTTTCGCATAAAATGGAATGGTAATATTGTTGCATTCAACGTTGGATATAGGGTAGATGTAGCTAAATGGAGCCCCGAAACACAACGATGCAAAGTTTCAACCACTCACGGCAAAAAGAAGATTCAAGCCAATGTAATTAATAAGGAGATAACACGCTTCGAACAAGCAGCAGAAGACGTATTCGCATATTCTGAAAAACATAAAATCGTACCAACTGCTGATGAATTTAGAACCGCGTTTAATAAAATCATAAGGCCTGAAACAAAAGGGAAAACTACTCCCAAAACGTTTTTTACCTTGTTCGACGACTTCGTACAGGAAGTAGGAAAAAGAAATGCTTGGTCTGAAAAGACCTACATGAAATTTCAAAATATACGAAATCATTTACAAATATTTAACCCAAATTTAACTGCAGAAATAACCGATGATGATTTACAAAACTTTGTAGATTATCAACTATCAATCCCGTTGAGGAATTCTACTATTCAAAAAAATATATCGTTCACAAAATGGGTGTTGCGTTGGGCTAGTACAAAAGGGTTATATACCGGAGCAGCGCATGAAAATTTTAAACCTAAGTTTAAAACGGTAGAATCTAAGGAAATTATATACTTGACATGGGATGAATTAATAAACTTGTATAATTTTAAATTTAAACAAGATTACTTGGAGAGAGTAAGGGACGTTTTTTGTTTTTGTTGCTTTACCGGATTAAGATATTCAGACGTATATAAGTTAAAACGCACGGATATTTTTGATGAATATATTACTGTCGTCACTCAAAAAACTGCCGATACGCTTAAAATCGAATTGAATAACTATAGCAAAGCAATACTTAATAAATATGAAGATTATAATTTCCCAAATGAAAAAGCGTTACCGGTAATATCCAATCAAAAAATGAACAATTACCTAAAAGAAATGGGCCAGGTTATTGGATTAAATACACCCGTAAGATTAGTGCACTTCGTAGGCAACAAGAGAGTCGAGAGAGTATTTAAAAAATGGGAATTGTTAACTACCCATTGCGGGCGGCGTACCTTTGTTGTTAACGCACTAGCCTTGGGGATACCTGCGGAGGTAATTATAAAATGGACAGGACATGCTGATTATAGCGCCATGAAACCGTATATTAAGATTGTCGATGAGTTGAAAAGTAAAGAGATGAATAAATTCAACCTGGTTTCAGTCCCTGATTTAAAAAAAAGGGACTAAATTACTGCCTCTTTATGAGCTTATAATAAACTCCATGATGTGATATCGAATCGCGGCAGCATTGATTTATAACATAAAAGACTCTAAAAAAATATACGGAACAAAACGTTTTTATCCTTATGGGTCAACAAA